TTTTACTAAACCGTGTAGGCCTTCAACTTTTTTATATTCCATTATACACTCAATGCTATAGCTCTTAAATCCTTAATCATTGGCACTTTAGCAGAGTTAGTAGAAGTCATAACAATTTTTAATTGGAATTTAATGAATGCATCTAACTGCCCACCTTTACCACCAATTAAATATTCGTATTCTCTAAATACTGCTGTGTTTTCATCAGATGGATTCGATAATTCAGGAGCAACGTATGTCCAATCAACTGTATTGATTAAATCATTTTCAGTAGAAACCCTCCAGTATAAATCGATATCTGATTCTTTAGGTCTGTTGGCAGTTAACAATACCTTTAAACCAACTGCAGACTGCGCTAAGGTTGTTACTGTTGTAATATGCTTAGCAGCTGATGATCCACCACGTGATTGTGTTTCAGGTACAAAGTTCATAGGAACATTGAATCCACTTGTTGCAGCTGAATCTTGTTTATCGATAACATTATCGACTAGAGTTAATGAGGATCTTTGTAAATCAATAACAGGAGAAACAAAGTTGTCTACAGATCCAATAGTCATTTCTAATTCTGCAGTGCTAGCACCAACCGCAATCTCTGCGTCAGCAATAGAATCTGCTGCAATAACATAATTTCTATCTAAAGCAATATTGTTTTTATTTAAGTTAACTGCAGTAAAAGCTGCATCTACATTGTACGGCGTTTCTACACCCGCAAATGATTTACCAGATGTGCCTTTAAAAGCTGCAGATATAGCCGTGCCGGTTGGTTTCATAGTTGCCATGTTTGGCCAGATTAAAGAATAAGGAATATTTTTAGTTGATAAAATATTATCACCACCACCAACTTCATCTGAGTCAGCAGTGCCATTGATTTTAAACTCAAATCCACCTGCATCAATCTTTGTAATTGTATGATCGCCGTTAATTTGATTAGCGGTAAAGCCACCTACTGCAGTAGAACCTACAATAGAAACTGTGTCATTTACTTGTAAACCGTGATTTATTGTATGTACTCTTACATCACTATCACCTTCGAATGTACGAATAGAATTTCTATTCAACAGTTGTCTAGGTACTGAAGCATTCTTCAGTCGTACTGTACCAGTTCCGGTATTAAACTTAGCTCTTACAACATTAAATTTTAAATCTTGTTTCTGGTTAGGCGTAAAGGTTGCACCATTTTGAGAGTAAAACACAGTACCAGTATTAGGATTTAAATTAACACGCGCTGATGCTGAACCTACAACTGTTTCATCTATTTCAGCTAGAAATATTTCATATTCTGGAGTTTCTGCATAAACTACTATTGCATAGTCAGTCAATCCACTAAGAAAGATAGGCTCATCAAAAGTAAAATTAGTTACAGCAGATCCATCAGCAGATGTATTAACAAAGTTATAATCAACATAAACCGAAGAACCTGGTATTATTTCAACATCAGAAGGCATACCATTTCTCATAGGCCTGAGGTGAATGTTAATTGGTAATTGTAAATCAGCTGTAGCTACAAACGTTGATTTAAAGTATAATTGTATTTTGGTAGCAAATATACCTTTGGCATCATCTACGTAGAATGATTGAGCAATAGGACTTTTGCCTAACTTATAACCTAATGAATTTAATGACATTACTCAGATTCTCCATAAATTTTTGTTTTAATTCTACCAGCAACATGAACGACTGGATGTATAACTTTACACCATACATTACCTACGATACTATCTTTAGCTTTACCTCGTGTTAAAACATGCTTAAGGTGTTTAGTTCTTTCTTCAGCTAAGTAAGCACCAAGTTTTGTAAGCAATCCACTTTGCTGCATACCTCTTACATATGGTTTAAACAACCAGTGATAACCAATTTCGTGGTATGGAGTAAGATGCCTACGTTGATATGTATCCCAAATCTTCATAGCCTTTGCCCAATCTGCCAGTTGTGTTTGTCTATACATTTCTGTACATACAATTTTCTGTGCAGCTGGAGCTGGTGACATTGACCCGGCTTTATCTGGATTACGTGTTGGTTTATTAAAGTTTGGCATTCTACCTTTGTGTGGATCCAAAGTATCAGCTTTGTTACCAGGCCCATTCCATTTATAAACTCTTTGACCAGCTTCGTTAATATATTTAGTTGACCAGTATCCACCGCTTCCGCCGCTTGAAGATCCTGAAGATCCACCCGATCCACCTGAACCTCCACCACCAGAAGAGTTTCTACCACCATCATTACTTCTTGATCGTGCTGGCGCCGGCGCAGTGACCGAAGACTTAGATCCTTCAATCTCTAGCATACGTGTTGATTTAACATCATGTTGAATTGTATCTAGTAAGCCTTGAGCTGTGTATATTGCTCGAGCAACTGTACCTGATTTCTTTTCATTATCTACATTAATATCTAATATTTTAATCTCATGTGAACCAGATCTAAATTGATGTGTATTATTATTTGGAACCATAAAAGATATATCAACTTTACCCGAGTTGTCTGTTGTCAGTATACCAGCTCCATCAGGATGTGTATTAGAATTTCGTAAAGTGTTACCGTAATCTTTTGTTGTAGATGAATATCTTTGGAACGTAGCTTCTCTTACGTAGTTAGCCATAGGTTTCCCATCCATAAACAAATACACATTACTGTTAGGTCGTAAACCTTGTGCTCTAATGCTTATGATTCTAGCTCTAATAAAAGGTAGTAAAGCAACTTGTACAACTCGTGTACCAATTCTTTCTTCAACCACCTGTTCTCTTATAACTTTATTAACTGTTTTAGTTGTGGTTCTTCCACTTGTACGTGATATAGTATTTGTTTGATCACCTACTCTTAGATCTTCTAAATCTTTACCACCCCAGTTCCATTCCCAATTGTTCCAGTTAGCAGCTGTATTTGTTGAAAGCTTTGTGCCTCCATCAATAACGTTTCTAGCTAAAGTGTTTGTATCTCTCCATTCATCAGATGCTGGTGATACTGTCATATTACCAGTATATACAGTTGATGAATATGGATTGATCTTTACAGCTTTAGTAGCAAATGGTTGAGTGATATAATTTTCTTCTGTAAATTGAAGATAAAGATTATCACCTTTCTTAACTACGCCTGTTGAATTATCTGAATCATATATTAAGCGTAAGTTATCTTCAGTAAATGTAGGTCTTAATATTCCTTCGGACGCATCTATTGAAGCTCTATAATATAGATTAGTAGTTTCAGATAAGAGGTGTGTAGTAAAGTTATCTACAAAAAATCCAGACTTAGTTCTATTTAAACCAGCTGAATCTAAAACTTCGAAGTTATTTGTCTGCATTTCAAGCATTGATAGCGATGTAATCTCTTCAAGCTTTTCAATTCTTTTTTCTAAGTAGTTGATATCATCCATTGTATATCGTTGATGATCAATTTTTTGTACCGTGATATCTTCTTCATCCAATGTATTAGGATTGAATTTAAAATTGTAAAGAGGCAGCGTACCTTCGGGCGCTGTAGGATATGGAGGATCAAAAGAAACTTCTCCAGGTACAATGTCAAGGCTTGCTTCTTTATCAATTATAAGTTTAAATGCCTTTGACAAGTAATAAGTGTTGTCAGAAATAATTAGATCTGTAGGCACTGGAAGATAAGATAAGTTAGCTTCAGTAAAACTACCGCCACTATTCATAACTGGTCTAAAGTCATATGCATCACGTAAGTTAATTCTTTGACCAGACATTGATGTATGGCTAGGAATATCTTCATAGTCAACAACACCAGTATAAGAGTTAACAGCAAAGAAGTTACCAGCACCATGATTGAAGTGATCAAACTTCACATAAACATTTCCAGCTGGTGCAGCTTGCCCGTCATTTAAAACCATACGAGCTAAACCATAAAAGTTATCTCGTTGTCCATCATCGAATGTAAACTTATGAGATACGTCTGCTCCATCAGAATCATTTAAACTTACTCTTCGAACTCTGTATCCATCAGGTTGACCTAAGTCAATATACTTTTCACCAGTAACTGGATCTGTAGTGATAGTAGTTGTTACAGTTTGATTTTTAGCTAATGTCTTTGCTCTTACAACTGGAGCAGATGTAGAACCATAGACATAAGCTTTTATTGGTGTACTTGGTGGAAGTCCTGTAATAGTTGTAGTGTTAGAACCAGCAGTAATACCACCTAATGAAGAGTTATCAGCTTGACCTGAATCATGCATGATTAACCAATCACTAGTATTATTCAATACGTAGTTAGTTGGAATACTCACAGTAAAATTACCAGATCCATCACTTGTACCTTGTCTTAAAATTTGTACTTCCATACTTTGTGGATCTAAAACTCTAGGTCTTGGTGATAGAGTTTGATATATTAGTGTATGGTTAAGTGGATCTTCAATTTGTGCATTACTACCAGATATTGTAGGATTAAAATAGTTAGTAGAATTAGTACCAATTGATCTAGCATCTCTAAAGTTTTGTCCTGCATTCATGCGTAAATCAAATAAGTAATAACGATAGTTTAAACCATTTTCTCTTATGGCTCGTACTCTAACTGTACCAATTGTTGAACCACCGTAATTTAGTCCAGTTCGAATGTTTTGTCGAGCTAAGGTCGTAATATCCGGCCCACCTTTTACTTGACCTGCAGCAACATCAACAAAGTGACCAAAATCGACTGGCATAAACTCGCCTTCAATTTCTATATCTGTTGTTGGTTTTGCAACTCTTAAATCAGTAGGTGCAAATCTAGCTGATCTATAGCCGTCTACAACTACGATACCATCACTTGCTTTTAAAAGTAAATGAGTATCTTGTGAGTCTTCTTCAAACGTAATTCTAAAAGGTTTAACAATATAATCACCAGAATTTTCTTTAATTCTTGTAGCAATCATATCTCTTGGAATATTAAATGCCTGATCTTGCTGAGCAGATACTGCAGTAAATACAGCGCCATCTCTTATTGTAGCTACATGGATAAAGTTCTCATCTGAGTCTACAGTTTCATCGGATGTAAGTAATAGCTTAATGCAATACCTATCTGCGCCTGGTGCAGTAGTATTAATACTTGTACCTTGGTTATCATATAGCTGCAAGTCATCGTCAACACTAAACACTTGTTGTGTAATTTTAAATCCAACATTAGTATTAGGTGCATCATCATATTTTGCTATGATTGCTGCTTGCTTTTCTGTATATACAAAGAAACCTTGAGTAAAGTAGATGCTTTCACCGACAGTAATCCTAGTGCCTCTGCCGACAGCTGGATTTATATCTGTGTTAATTATTTGAACAACTCGGCCTGCTCCTAAGCTTTCACCTGCTGAGAACCTAGGTGTGTTAGGTCCAGCAGAAGCTGAAGTAGTATTGACATATCTAATGTAATATGTTACAGGATCACCGGCCTCGGCGTCAAGTCTTTCTAAAACTTCTGCCTTTAAACCTGAAGTTGCACCTGTAATAATCTCTCCTACAGTTGCGCCTGTACCAGTTGATGTAGGATCTAGCTTTACAAATTCATAGGCAGTATCGATGTTCAAACCGCCAGGTTTTACAACAGCACCTTCTTTAAATATGTTATTACCAAAGCGTTCGACTTGCTTTTGGATAATAGTTTGCATCTGTGTAAGTTCACGTGCTTGAAGAGCTCGTCCACTATTAAACAGTATGCGATAATAACCATCACTATCTGCAAAATCGTCCTTATACTTTGTATCAAATAAGGTATCTGTATATACTGTTGCCATCTTCTATTCCTTAGAATTGTAGAATAATTTTTATATCTTCAGCTTGCGCTGCGGTTCTTTCAACTGGTGCTCTATTATCAATGTATAGAATATCACCAGTTCTTCTATCAACTTCTGATTGAATTAATGCTGAGTCAATAATACCTTGTCCTGGTCCTGTAGTTTCTTCGATAATCTCTCCATCTTGAAATGCTGTAAATCCAGTTTCATCATCTTGGTGGAAATATATTTTATCAGAATCTATATCATCAATATACGCTTGTGCAAACGTTGTTTGACCTTCAATAATTTTATCTCTTGTAAATCCATTTAGTGTATTAGACAATCTCATAAAATCTAAGCAGCTAGCTGTATTAGCAATAACCTTTGCGCCTTGTCTATTTAGTGGATCTTTAAATAGTGTTACCTGTCTGAAATCTTGACCAAGTAAGAAGTCACTGTCATTACCTTCAAGTAATGAATGGAACATAACAGCTGAGGTTTTTAAATCTACTCTTGGATCTGCACCTACACCAGAATCGCTAAATGGCAGGATTGCTCGAGCTTTAGCGCCTGTTCCACCACCGCCAGATATTGTAACAAATGCTATAGTGTACCCATTACCGTGTGCTAATGGAGCTGTAGTGCCTGGTCCGCTCGGATGAGCACTGTCTTTTATTCGAAGACGTGAAACTACACCTGCACCAGAATCAATGTCAGCTACAACTTTTGCATCAATACCATTACCTGTAATTGTAACTGTTGGTATACTTGTATAACCTGTGCCACCATCTTCTAGAGCAACGCTTAAAACCTGTCCTGGTATCGCACTATCCTGTACTGCTTTTTGTTTTAACTCAATGCCAGTAGAGTTAGAATCAACATTAAATTGTTTTTGTACAGGTATAAAATTTGATGATTGGAATTGCTCTTGCCGTGATCCACTTATGGTATACATAAACTTCCATACGTAACCGTCGGCAGTTCTGAAAGAACTATGATTAGCACCTGTCGGTTCTACTGTAGAAGGTTGAGCAACACCTAGTCTGTTACGGCCAGTTTCTAAACAGACATATACTTGGTTGTTATCATTCTTTACGTAGTAAGGTTGTGCAGGATAACCTGCTACTGTATCATCATATGGAGAATAGATCCTACCATTTGACCAATTGTTACGAGGAACAACAAGAGATGTAGACTTAACCTTTTTAATAGACTGCAAGGCATTTCTTAATTTAGAAACTTCCTGAGGACTGTTAATAGGAATAGGAACTGTTTCGTTCGAATCCCATGGTTGTGACCTACCAATACCCACATAATAATTGTGAGTCTGTTGTTCAAACCGCTCGAAGAAATCTCGAGCAATCTGTTGTCTTAAGGTATCTGTAATAGTTGCTGGCATTGTTTATATCCTATTAAGTACTAATTGCACCGCCGAGAGCGATTCGTTTATAAAAACCGGCTGCACTGTCGAAAATTGCTAGACATGGACTACCTGAATCTCCGTCGGTTGTAAATATCATTTTACCGTGTGACCCTGTCGGTGCAGTAGCTACTGAATAATTTCTTAAATCTAATTCTACAGCTTTACTTTGCACATAATCAGAATCAATTGTATCTGGAATATTATGTTTTAAAGCTACTGTACCACTGCTATCTGGCAAGTTGATTGTTCTGTCAGTTGTTGGATCAATGACTGATAAAGTTGTTTCATGAGAATCGGCAGTGGCACCTTCCCATACAACTGAACTAGTCGCTAATGATACGCCTAGGTTAACGGATGAGTCTGTACCAACGATAGTTTCAATATCTTGTACAGCATTATACAGTTCTTCAAAATTATCATTTATCTTTCCAGCACCGGTATATAGATCATCACCGGTTCCGTCATTACCTGTTGCGCCTCTGTTTATAATCTGTCTTGCCATTTTTAATTCCTAAAATGTTTAACATTATTTATAATAGTTACACTACTGTCTGAAGTAGGATCTAGCATCAAATGTGTCATTTGTTGATGAAAATTTAACAGACGAAAGTGGAACATTATTTGAAGTTGTACCGGCTGAATCTGTCTTATCGTCAAATGATACCCAGTATCCACCCATTTCGTACATACTGCTATAGTACCCTTCGAGCTCAGCAATAGTCATATTCTGAAACTTCTTAATTGTTCTAGATAAATTATATCTATCACGTAGATAAAAACGTTCTCTATCGCCTCCGACATAACCATCTACAACAAAACCTCTATTCATGTATAGCGTTGCTTCATTATTAATTTGATCTGAGTCTTGTCCATCCAGACCATCAAACGCAGCTCGATAACCACTTATTGTTTTCGCAATACCAGCATCTGGTGTAATACGGAATCCTCTTAAAGCGCCTACTACTTCTCCTTCCGGATCATATACTAATGCTGCACTACCAAACACATTAATGTTTGGATTGATAAACGGAATAGATGCTACTGTAGTAATAGGAACCCGAGGCTCTGCTTCTAAAACAACATTTGCACCTAAGTAAAATCCAGATGGATGTACATATTTTCTATATAAAGCTTCCCATATAACTAAAGGAATAGGTCCTTTAATTAGTGTAGAGAAAACTTGAAATAGTCGTCCGTCTTGTATTTTCTTAGCATCTTCAGTACCAACTCTAGATTGGCCTACAATAAACAGGCTGTCCTTAGGATGAAAGATCTCAATCTCTTCATTAAAGAATGCTCTAAAAAATCCATGAATAGAATATTCAGAACCTTTAACTCTAAAGAAATTACCAAAGTTTCGAATAACTTCTCTTGGTGTAACGAACTGGCCTTGTGAAATACCTAAACCAATTTCATCAAATAGTAAATCTAAATATTCTAACTT